GATATTAAATACGACAAAGTAACCCCCTTTATCTTAGAATGTTAATTAAGCACCGCCTTTTGACATATATTTACTAGCCTTACCCCCTTTAGCCATATATTTAGAAGCTTTGCCACCCTTAGCCATGTATTTAGATGCTTTACCACCTTTTGCCATGTACTTAGACGCTTTGCCTCCTTTTGCCATGTATTTTGATGCCTTTCCGCCTTTAGCCATATACTTAGAGGCTTTACCGCCTTTTGCCATATATTTTGTTTTTTTAGCAGGTCCGCCAGTAGCGTAATATTTAGTTCTTTTAAACATAATTAATCCTTTTTCTTAGGTCTGCCTTTTTTAGCAGGTGTTTTCTTTTTTGCAGGAGCTTTTTTCTTTGGCATATTAAGATAAATACGCTCATCGGATACTGGCTCTTCTGGTCTAACTTTTGCATCAAGTCTTGCTTGTTGTTTTGGATCTATAGATTTTTTCTTTGGCATAATATCTCCTAACTTATTGTTGTTACCTTTCTTCGGTTATTCATTACAGCTCCACAACCTTTAGCTATAAAACCACCTTTTTTCTTTTTTATTCGGTTTTGCTTTGCCATAGCCCTTTCTATAGCCATGCCTCTTTTTTTCTCATAAGATGATAGCTTACCATCTTTATTTAAATCTGCTTTTTCTTTGTTTTTAATCATTATTCCTCCTGTTTTCACAGACACTCTAGCTTTTTTTGTATTAGCCACTACTGTTTTACCTTTAGCACCAGCTCGTTTCTTTTTTCTCGCTGTGGTTGCTCTCTCTGATTTAGATAAACTTCTTGCTTTAGCTGCTGGTAAACATCTATCTGGATTTTTTTTATCCTTACTTGTACCACAAGGTCCTTTAATAGATCCGTCTGTACCTATTCTCACCCAGTTTTGTTTTCTCCACTCTGCTAACTGACCCATTATCTTAATCTTTCTTTCATAACTATACCCTGTCCTCGAATAGAAACAAAACCACCTGTGGCTTTTTTCTTTCTTTTCTTACTTCCTTTAGCGTAGTTTGGGTCTTTACAATATTTTGATGCAGCCATATTTGCATATGCTGAAGGATATGTATCAAAAGTACGCTTTGCCCATGCTTTTCCTTCTGGACAAATTTTGCCACCGCTTTTTACCTTACCGCCTTTTTTCATTTTTATAGACTGTAAAGTTTTTGCTTGTTTAGCGTGCGTTTTACTTGCTTTCTGCAAGCCTTTGATAACTTTATTTAATTTCTTTTTTGCCATTATTTTATTCTACCATGTTTTCTTCTAATCGCATCTTTGCCTCTTCTAAATATTTCTGCTTGCCTAGGCTTGCCTCCATACTTAGATCTTTGTTCACCAACTGTTAGTATTTGAATTAATCTAGCAAATGGTTTTTTTGTTTTTTTTACTTTTGCAACTGTATCTCTAGCATCTTGTACTGTTGCATATTTTATTGAAACTGTGTCTTTTGGATTTTCATCGGTATATAACCTTCGACTTGAACCTTTTGGTTTTTTACCTGTGCCTACTTTTGGATCTGATTTAGCCATTTAACACTTCCATCTTCTTCTAGCTTGTCTTATTCTTGAATTAGGATTATTTCTTGTTTTTGCAGAACTTTTCTTTAACTGACCTAGTGATCTAGCACAAAAAGATTTACGTCTTTTTGCAGCTTTACTACCTTTTTTAACTTTACCAGTAACTGCACCTTTTAATTTTGAGCCTGGATTGGCTTTACGATAGGCTTTTATGCCTTTGCGGGTCATTCCCGCCCCTTTTTTAGTGGGGCGGTAATTACCACCTTTTCCTACTGTTCTGCGTACTTGTTTTGCTCGCTTCCTAGTAGCCATTTATTAATAGTTTTTATTTAAAACTAATATAATGGAATAAGCGTCACCACTTGAGTGACCAACAGTTGTAAAGTCTATATCTCCAGTTACGCCTGAACCAGCATTATTAGGTATGCCAGAAAATAAATCATAATATTCATCTCCTGTACTATCTGCTGGTAATGGCATAGCTAAAACATTAGTAGTAGCATCAAACTCGATGTTTACTCTCATACCAACACAAGCCCAATATATACGAGCTATAGAAACACTGGTACAAGATTCACCAGCACTATTTGTAGTAAGTGCTGATACATCAACTTTTTTTACTGCTGATTCACCTGTACCATCTGATACATTAGTAAACTTTAATACTGCGACTCTTTCACCATCTTGGATAGTTTGCGAAGTTACTGTATCTGCCATTGTTTACTCCTATCTTTCACAAATTACATTTACGTAATCAATTGTCATAGTTTTAGCTGCTGCTTCACCATTTTGAATACCAAAAGATACAGTTAACTCTTCATCATCTGGTAAATTAGTATTTACAACACCTACGGGCTCTGCTTCACCAATAAAGTATGAGACTTGTGATGTATTTGGGTCAATAAAGAAACCAACTGTTACAAAAGTATCATCAGCTAACGTTGTTACTGCAGCAGTAGTAGTATCTGTGCCGTCTTTTTCAATATGAAAGTCTAGGTTTGTATCACCATCATCTTTCATAAAGTAAACACCGTCAGTAACTGCTAATGGTGTAGTATCAGTTATTTGCAAACCCATAACAACGTCAGATTGTGTCGCATCACTTACTTTAAATCTAGCTTCAAAAAAAGCTCTTTTACTACTACTCAATTTGAATGACTCACCTTTTAATTGTAAAAAGTCTAAATCATTATCACCAGCAGCATTAGTAAGCAATAGTTGGCCACCTGCACCAGAAGTTAAAGCCTCTGTTGCTGAGCCAGTGCCTGCTTCAGTTGTTGTTATTGTAAAGTCACCAGAATTGTAAGTCATAAAATCATTTGCGTATTGATAAAATAACGTACTTGATGGATTTACATGAAACATAGGAAGATCTTTCTTATGTTTTGTTGCTACAGTATTACCTGCATTTAGGATTAAGTTTTGAAAATGTGGATTAGCCATTATGAACTCCTTTACTTGTATTAATGGAAATCGAATCGATCCTCATTAAGCTAATTAATTTAAAACTATCTTGAGTTTACACCCACAATACAAAGTAATCAACAAAAAAAAGGGAGCCGAAGCTCCCTAAGAATTGTAGTTGAGTGAGAAACGCTACAATAAATCGTTCCTTAAGCCCCTTGAGAACCGTAAACGGCTCTAAAGTTTGAATATCCGAAGCTGTAACGCTCTCTAGCTTTGTATCTCATGTTACCAGTGTCAAAATCACCTTCTAGTGATGTTTGCATTGGAGATCTTTCAAAATACTTAAACCCGTCTGGGCAGTCAGTTTTGATGAAATACGCATCAGTATCTGTCAGATAGTTATTTACAACATATCCGTCAGGAAGCATACCAGTATTTCTGATAGCGTTAATATCGTTGTCAGATGTGCCTACTCTCCCTGGAGATTGTAGTAATCTATCAGCAACAAACACTAATTGTGGTGGGATAATTAACTTCATACCTTTCAACGCTATGTTAAGACCTCTATCATCTGTAAATGTAGAGATATTAATTAGTGAGTCTTCAAGTGAAGTTTCATTAAGATCCGCCATAGTGGTAGCTCTGTTTGCTAGTGAACCACCTCCACCTAGAGGGTGATCTGTAGCTACAAGCACTTTACCATCACCACCTGTAACACTAAACGCATTGTTTAGCACTGAAGCAGCTTTGATTTGCTTTGTATTAGCCATAGATCTTGCCAAGGCTTTGGTATATCTTGCTCCGAGTCTATCATATAGATTATCTTCAATTGCTTCTTCAGTTAGTGCGAAAGCTAAAGCCACTGTTTCGTGGGTATAACGTGAAGTATAACCTTCGTTAGCTGTATCAAATCTGACACCGCTACCTTCAGCTTTTACTTCTGCGTTACCAAACCCTACTATTAGGGTTTCTTCTTCAAACGCTCTATCAGAAGTTTCAGAATCATAGATTTCTGTATGTTGAGCTTCGTATCTGGCATATTCCATACCGAACAAAGCATTAAGACCTGGCTCTAATTCTTTCGCTAGTTGCGCTCTATTAATTGCCATTATTTATACTCCTGTTGGGTCGATATAGAAATGCTCGTTAAATTTAACAATCACATTTACGTTAGCTGAGCCTGTTGTACTGTTATCTGGATCACTTGAAAAGCCCATGATTCTAAACGTAGCAGTTGTAGCTGCTGTTGTACCAGACAGTTCCATAGCTGACATACCAGTTTTGGTAGAGCCAGAAGTATAGGAAATATCTGCGTTCAAACCGACATCAGTTTGAGCTGGAGAACCTGCACTTTGAATTTCAAATACAGCATCAGGATCATCTATCACAAATGCTTTAATATCGGACGATACAGTGCCATCGGGGAAATGAGAACTAAAAATAGTCTCACCTGAAGAGTTTGTAAAAGTACAACCTCTAAATACACCTAAAGCTTCATCACCAGCCGCAGCTACTAAAATAGTACCTGTGTTGGTCATTTTTACTAAATCGCCAGAAAAAATATTCCCAGAAGCACCAGAGGCAATTTCATATTCTGTAACTCCACCATTTTGGACTCCAGAACCTAATTTACCTACTACTCGTGCTCCAAATGGGGCATTTTTGTTAGACATAATAAGTCACCTTATATTTGTTATTTAAAGTATAGCGATCAACTACGTTGACCACCGCCAAAAGTTACTTTGCTACTTCTCTCTGGATTTAAAATCGGAGAGTTTGGATCTGATTCCTTCATAAGATCATTATCTACAGCATCTTGCTGTGTTTGGGCACGTGCAGCATAGTAGGAGTTTCTCTCTTCACGTGTTTCATTAGGAATCTTAGCCAATAGCAAACCACCTCGTGCTACCACTCCTGAATGTTTGCCTTGTTGTATGGTATCAAAAAGATCTTGATGAGAATCATCTAATTCTTCTGATCTAACAAGGTCAAAACCTTCTCTGATTCTAGAAGAAACATTTTTACGATCTTCTTGGCCTACAATTTCGGCTCTAATCCACCTGTAAGTGTAACCTTCAGGTGCAGGAGGAGTATCCAACATAGATGGTGGGCTCCATGGTTTGCGAGCTTCTTTAGTAGCTCGAGTGTCGGCAGAACGTGATGTTCTGTTTTGTTTGTCAGTTTTATCTGTCATATTAGTTACCTTTTAACATATTTTGCGTACTCTGTTAAGGGTACGTTTAATCTTTTTGCCATTTGAACTTCTGCTGGCGACAACTTAACTTGTCTTTTTGAGCTAGTATTACCAGCCACTCTGCCTGCCGAAGCCACCTTTTGTTGAGGCTTCGATGGTGCAGAAGACTCTTCAAACTTTTGTGGAAACTCTTTTCTCAATCTTTTATCAACTTCGCTATAGTATTCATCAGTCTTGGGATCATAACCCTCTTGAATTAATTTTTGGTCTATAGCAAATGCAGCTAATGTCATAATTTCGTCTTCACCAAACCAAGCATTTTTTTCAACCCAAGCTTCTTGTTTTTCATCAAGTTTTGGTGGTGGCTGATAACCTGGAATAGGTTGTTGCACATTTTGTTGTATTTCTGTTGGTTGTGCTTGTTGTAGAATTGGCTCTTGTTCTAATGCAACTTTAGAGGCATTTACCTTTGCTTCTTCTACAGCTATTTTTGCTAATACTTCTTGTGCTTTAGCAACTTTATCGTAATCTTGTACCTCATGTGCAGACTTTAATGCTGTAGTAGCTTGCTGTTTTTGTGACTTAAGCCTGTTTTCTGCCTCCATTAGATAAGATTTATCTAAACTAGATGTTTTTGCTTTTAACTGCTCATTCTCAGCCGCAGTTCTTTTTGCGTATTCGTAAGCTGATTCTTGACCTCTTTCTGCTTCTCGCAGTTTTCTAGTCAATGTGTTAATTCTTTTTTGTACGCTTTTAGAATAATCCTCCTTCTCT